GACAAAGCCAGTGTTCCAGGGCACAGGCGGCACAACCAACACATACGGATAATATATTTTCACTCATTCATTAATATTTTATATCTTTTATTAGCCACTGGCGCGTGATGCGTCGGCGGTTTTTTATTTTTCTAAAAAGATAACAAAAAAGTTAGCAAAATATTTGGTAGTATGTAACATTATTGCTACCTTTGCATTGTCCAATAAGGATAAAGAGTTCTTTAAATTAATTTTTAAGCCAAATGAAAGCAAACGAATTAAAACGTTTACTCAAGCGCAACGGGTGTTGCTGTTTGAGGAGGGGCAGCGAGCACGACATCTGGATTAATCCTAAGACAGACAGAACGGCTTCTGTTCCTCGACATGGCGCACATGAAGTAAGCACGGGAACTTTAAAAAGTATTCTCAAGGCGCTTCTTGGTTAATCTATTTGGAGTCTGACCCCTCGGGGTCGGATTCCTTAGATTAAAAAAATTAAATAGAAGAACTCTTTTTAGTTGACGACAAACAATAAGTATATATGAAAGTGACTGTTTTTGTAGAAAAGCAACCGGGCGAAAAGAATTGCTCTTGCTTTATTGATGGCACAATTAATAATTGCGGCATAGCAGGTTATGGCTCCACTGTAGATGCAGCAGTTAAAGATCTTCTTGTCGCAAGAGAAGAGTATAATGATATGGGTCGTGCTATTCCAGAGCTTGAGATGTCTTTCAAATACGACATCTGGGCTTTCTTCGATAAGTTCCCCATATCTATTACACCGCTCGCCAAACGTATAGGTATCAACCCTTCACTTATGCGCCAATATGTTTCTGGCAACAGAAAACCAAGCGCAAAGCGACTTGAAGAAATTGAGAATGCCATCCACGAGTTCGGAAAGGAACTCTCTAACGTGTCGCTAATTTGATTTTGACTGTTTTCATGGCACATGAAAATTAGATAAATGAACTCTTTGAGTCCTCGGTGCGTGATGCATCGAGGACTTTTTTGTTGGCAATTGCCAAACGTATTTCTATTAATGTAGATCCTTATCTACCTTTGCTTATGTAAAAATCTATTTATATGAGCAATAATATTGACAACATAGTAACACTTGCCGACATCTGCGAGGTCCTGCAGGGCAAGAACGTTGACAAGAAGAAGACCAACGAGCGAGGCGAAGGTTTGCCTATTGTCGTTGGTGCTTCTGACCTTGTGCAGGGTAGATTCACGCCTAAGCGTTGGTGCTGCGAACATATTAATGCTCCGACATATTCTGAGAAAGGCGATGTGCTTGTGTCGGTAATCGGTACGATAGGCAAGATAGGAGTGAATACCGACGGCACAGCTATTCTATCTAAGCATGTCTGTGCCTTGCGCCCCAAGCAGGGCGTGTCAAGGCAATATCTTATGGCAGTAGTGTCACGTCTACTACTCGATGCGATACCCGACACTGCTGATGAGGTAGTGCTCGGCTTCCAAAACAAGGTAGATGTGGATGTGCTGAAGAAGATACGCTTTACACTCCCTGCACTATTCATCCAGGAGTGGTTGGTATCTCGCCTAACATCTATAGCCACCATGATTCTCGCATACAAAGGTAAGAAGGACGACTTTCTATCATGCGAAGGTATCATTTCTGTTATAGAGCAGGAACGTAAGGAGCAGCGGGCGCACATGAGAAAGCTATCGGAAAAGCTTGGCAAAATAGCAGATATGCTTGACAATCTTCCCCCCGGATAGCGACACTCTAAAAATGATTGACGATGCTCGCAGCGCATATTCACGACTTCTAAAAATCCAATAAATATCATAACGTATGAAGATAGACAAATCTGTTGTGGAGGTGTTGAAAACCTCCGAGTTTGATGGTAGCCTTTTACGTCTGCCTGGACAGCTGGAACGCAAGCTGTACGAACGTGTAGCCAAGGTGCTGAAGAGTATCGGCGGCAAGTGGTCGAGTGCGAAGAAGGCCTTTGTGTTCAAGGAGGATGTGGGCTACCTTGTTACATCCATAGCCGATACTGGTGAATTTACGCCCGAACGCCAAACATTCCAGTTCTTTCCCACTCCCGAAGCTCTTGCCCGTGAGATAGTAAAGGTCGCTGACATACGTGCAGGCGAACGCACTCTTGAGCCCTCTGCTGGCCAGGGTAACATTGCTCAGTTCATGCCTACACCCGACTGTATAGAACTCGACCCAAAGAATCGAGCCGTACTTATAGAGAAAGGCTTCCGTGTCGTTGGTGACGACTTTATGACGTTTGAACCTTCTGAACCTTATGACGTGATTGTTATGAACCCACCGTTCTGCAAGCGACAAGATGCTTTGCATATTCTTAAGGCTATATCCATAGCCAAACGCAAGGTGGTAGCTATAGCCTCATATGCTGTTATGTGGCGTACTGACGGCCCGTACAAGGAATTGCGCGATGTCGTAGAGCATCTGGGTGGCTATATTAGCAAACTTCCCGACAAATCGTTTAAGGAGTCCGGCACGATGGTAAAGACCGCACTTGTAGTAGTGGAGAAAAGTATTTAGTTCTTTTTATTGATTAGGTTTATATTAGTGTAAGCCACTGGCGCGAGATGCGTCGGTGGCTTTTTATTTATACCTCACTAACAAAATAGTTAGTAAATAATTTGCATACTATCTAAAAAATTAGTACCTTTGTATTGTTCAATTAATAAACATCATTTATGAAAAAACAAGAAACAATCAAGATGAATGTCACTCCCGACGAGGAGGAACTCATCAAGGCAATTCGCAATTACTGCAACAGCTATCCAAATGGTTATCCCGAACTGCTCGACTATGCGGAGGATTTGTTCCAGCGAATGACTGACATGCCGAAAGACTAAGAACAAACGGTTCTCCCTTCGGGGAGAGCCTTTAACAAAAAGATATAAACTTAACGATTATGGAAGTAGTAGTTAAACAGAAACAAGAGAAGATTACCGATATGAAGAAGCGTATGCGTGACATTTACCTTGCAGTGTCATGGCGTGAGATATCGCGTACATACTTCGACAAGTCGGTGTCATGGTTTCAGCAGAAGATGTATGGCATCGACGGCAATGGTGGCGTTGGAGGTTTTACCCCCGAAGAGGCAGAGCAGCTATACTGCGCTCTTAACGACCTCAGCGACCGCATACGCCGTGCCGCAGACAACATTAAAGCTCCGGCTACTGATGTGCCGTTTAATTGAACAACAAGTCGCCGTTGAGCTTACGGCGCACACGCAGCCTCGGAGCCGCACGGCTTCGGGGCTTTTTTGTTGGCAATTGCCAACCTCGCACCTTCTCGCCTTACCGCTGATGAGCGTTCTCGATGTGGTGCTGTTTTTCATGATGGGCGCAAAATCGACAAGCCAAAATCACATACTCGGCACAACCTTCTGCATATTCCGCTAAAGGCGAGGGCGGCAATTGCCAACTCGGCGCAGGGCGGTGTAGTGCTGCATAGACAGAAAGTCTTGCACCCTGCAAAATCGTAATGCTTAACTCGTTGATTTTTAAGCATTACGATTTTGCAGCTATGGAAAAGGTACGCGAAAACGCGCTCATTTCTCTATTCCGGGCTTCTTTTTATTGCGGAAAAGAAGCAAAAACGCTTGCGAAAACAAGTTTTCGAGTGGTATTCTCCGGTAGAGAATGCTATTTTTAAGTTCAGATCTGCATGCGTATCTTTGCTGCAGGTTTTTAATTAGGGGATACCAATGTTGTTTAGTTTTAATTGATTCAGTTATTTTTTCACGTTTATCCTTGCCGCTGGCGCGTGACGCGTCGGCGGCATTTGCTTTCTCCCTTCACGGCTCACGCATTACCGCATAGCGGTAACATCATTACACCGCTTTGGTTACATGACTACCACATATCGGTTACATGGTTACCAGGTTGCGGTAATCATGTGGTCGGCAAAGACTTGAGTTTTTACCAATATTCGAGGTGACGTAACTTTTCAGGTGGAGCGTGGGCGGCTTTATTTGTTTCTGCGCAGAAGTCTCGCAATCCAATAATATGTGAAATTATTTTACTTTTAGTATGCTTTTTTATCATATCTATTAGTTGCTATCTCAAAAAAAAACACTTACTTTGCAAATGAAACCAATTAATATTTTTACTATGAGTCGCTTGAATTATAATATCCGAGGTTCGTTCTCCTTACTACTTAGAGAACGTCCGACTTTTATTACTGGCATGAATTCTCTGTTCGGTGTGCGACGTCGTGCAAGTTTACACGATTATATGAAGGGCAACAATGTTGACGATATGCGTCAGGATTGGATTGCTGTAGGCAAGTATATACAAAAGTCAATGCAAGCTTATGGCAGATAATAAGAAACAGAAAGAAGTGGTAAGACCTGATGTAGAGAAGGTGCTTGCGTCCATCGATCCTGAGAAGCGCAGTGTCATTGTAAGTGCAATGGTTGAAATGCGCCAAACTTTTAGCGGTCCATTGCCTCGCCCTGCGGATTTCAAAGCGTATAAGGAAGTGTTGTCAAATGCTCCGGAACGTATTCTACTTATGGCAGAGAAACAGCAACAGCATCGTATCGACTCAGAAGAACGGATTATTAAAGCAGATATTCGCGAGAGTATTTTTGGTCAGGTATTTGCTGTGCTGCTCGTGGTTCTATTCCTCGCTGCAGCGGTCTACTTAGGTATTAATGGACATGACTGGCTTGCAGGTATTGTTGCCACTCTTTCTGCTACAATAAGTACTATTTTTTACTTGAAGTCAACACCAAGTAATAAGGATTTGGACAACGTAGACAAGAAATAAATTTGGTCCTTGGAGCCTTACGGCTTCGGGACGTCTAAAGAATTGACCGCTGCAAGTTTCTAATTCGCAGCATTCATTATATTAAAGAGTTTATTGGAGCCCTCGGTGCGTGACGCATCGAGGGCTTTTTTAATGTTTCGTAGTAAAATAGTTATTGTTTTGTTTGGTTATTCGTAGTAAAATTAC